ATGGTCGTAAGCCAATTAACTAGACCGCAACAAACTGCACAAATATTTGTCTAACTTGCACCATTAGTCCGATTTATGGTATAAAGTATACCTATGGGTTTATTGTCTGCTTTGGGTATAAATAAAAAAACCGAAAACGTCCAAGCGCAATACGCCCCTGCCATTATGGACACAGCCTATGGCTATGGTTCATTTACAACTGGTGTTGGTAATTTCCCTGGTGGATTAGATCGTAATTTTGCTATGCAAGTACCTGCCGTTTCACGTTGCAGAAATCTTATAGCTGGTGTAGTTTCTTACTTGCCATTAAAGCTTTACAAAAAGTCTAATGGTGAGGAGTTGGGGAACCCTCTTTGGATAGATCAACCAGACTATCGGCAACCAAGATCCGTCACCATATCATGGACTGTCGATAGTCTTATTTTCTATAATTTAGCGTATTGGCGTTGTACCGAACTTTATGCAGATGACCTGCGCCCATCACGATTTGAATGGGTAGCAAACAATAGAGTTACATTTACTACAAATAAATTTGGTACAGAAATAGAAGAATACTTTGTAGATGGCGTAAGAGCGCCCATGTCTGGTATTGGAAGTTTAATTACATTCCAGGGATTAAATGGTGGCGGAGTTTTACAAAACGCAGCCCGAACAATACAAAGCGCTTTAGATATTGAAAAAGCCGCAGCCGTAGCAGCCGCAACTCCAATGCCAAGTGGTTACATTAAAAATACTGGAGCAGATCTACCAGAGCAACAAGTATCAGGATTATTAGCACAATGGAAGCAAAGTAGACAAAATAGATCTACAGCATATTTGACTTCTACATTATCTTATGAAACCACAGGTTTTAGTCCTAAAGATATGATGTACAACGACAGCCAACAATACTTGGCTACACAAATTGCCAGATCTATGAACGTACCTGCTTGGTACATAAGTGCTGATATGAATAATTCGATGACTTACCAAAATATATTAGATTCTAGAAAAGAATTTGTGGCTTACACACTACAACCTTATATCTGCGCAATAGAAGATCGTTTAAGCATGGATGATATTACCCCTAGAGGCCATGTAGTTAAGTTTGCAGTAGAAGAATCATTTTTAAGAGCTGACACAATGAAGCGCCTAGAGGCATTAGAAAAAATGATGGCTTTAGGTTTAATCGATGTGGAAGATGCTAAAGAAATGGAACAAATGACACCTAACGGAAGAGAAACAGAAGATGAAACTTACATTCAGTAGCCAGATAGAAGCTGCCGATGGCGAGCGTAGAGTTATCGCTGGCAAAATTGTGCCCTTCGAAAGTGTAGGTCACACTTCAGTTGGCAAAGTTGTTTTTGCTAAAAATTCGATAGAGATAGGCGACCCTGGCAAGATTAAGATGCTTATGCAACATGCAGCAGATCGACCAATAGGCCGTATGCAAAAATTTAACGAAGCAGAAGATGGTATTTACGCTAGCTTCAAAATTAGCGCTAGCATGGCTGGCCAAGAAGCAATCATCCTCGCAAGCGAACAATTAATTGACGGCCTGTCTGTAGGTGTGGATGTAAATAAATCAATACAGAAAAAAGATTATCTATATGTAACCAGTGCCACTTTACGTGAAGTCAGCCTGGTCGAATCCCCAGCATTTGGAGAAAATGCAAAGGTAACTAAAGTTGCTGCTAGTGAAAACGAAGCAGAGGACACAAATCAACCAAAAGAAAGCGAGGCTCCTGTGGAAGATTTAGCAACAGCGCCACAAGAAGCAAAGGCAGAGGCTGCTACTCCTACAGTAGAAGCTGCTCGCCCAGTAATCACAGCACCACTTATTCAAACTTCTGTACGTTCACCAATTAATTCAATGGGATCATATACAGAGCACAAAATTAAAGCTGCATTAGGTAACGATGATTCTAAACTGTATATTGCTGCAGCAGATGACTCATTTTCAACTAACCCAGCATTTAACCCAACACAGTACCTAAGCGAGTTTGTAACTAACACACGTTTTGGCACACCAGCAATCGATGCATGTTCACAAGGCACACTGCCAGCATCAGGTATGACAATTAACGTACCATCTTTGGTAACTTCTTCAGGTGGTGGCACAGGTGTAGCACCAGTTGTAACTGTTGAGGCAGAGGCTGGCGCAGTACAAAATACTGGCATGGAAACCGCTTACCTAACAGGCACAGTGTCTAAGTACTCAGGTATGAACACACTATCTGTCGAATTGTTAGAGCGTTCAGACCCTAACTTCTATGCAGAGCTTACAAAGCAATTAGAGTATGCATATTTAAAGACACTTGACACCACAGTATTAACTGCACTACTTGCAGCTGGTATGAATGGTACAAATACATCTGCAGATCTAGACGGAATCGTTGCATTTACAACTGAAGGTGCACGTACTATCTACTCAAATACAGGTTATTTTGCACAGAATTACATCGCTAACCCAGCACAGTGGGGTGCATTAATTGGTGCACAAGATACAACAAAGCGCCCAGTATTTAATGCGCTACAACCAATGAACGCAGGCGGACAAGTTAATCCAACATCGATTCGTGGTAACGTACTAGGACTTGATCTATACGTAGACAAGAACTTCTCAGCTACTACATTTGATGATGATTCAGCAGTTATTCTTGCACCAGAGGCTTTCACTGTATATCGCTCACCTCAAGCATTTATGTCTGTTAACGTAGTATCAAACCTACAAGTACAGGTAGCAATTTACGGATACATGGCAACAATCGCAAAAATGCCTAACGGAATCCTAAAGTACAAGAAGACCTGATAAAAACCATTAATTAATAATCCCCTGGGGTTTAGTAGCCCTAGCCCTGGGGGAGCTTTTTTAGATAAGGAGTAGAGATGCCAGCCACATATGTAACAGAAGCTGAGTTACGAAGCAATTTAGGTATTGGCTCACTCTACAGTTCAGCCACTGTTGAAGAAGTCTGTCAAACAGCACAAGATTTACTCAATCAATATTTATGGTTTAATGATGCACCAATAGTAGCTGCTGGATTACAAAATAATGTTGCCACATTAGTATTAGCAAACCCAGGCATTTATGTAGTTGGTCAATCAATAAGTGTTGAAGGCTGTGGCAATATCTATGGTGGCCAACACACAATCACTGGCACGATTCCTGGCTCTAATATTCCTGTATCAATAGCAAACACATTCTATAATTTCTTTTACAATTACTCATGGCCTAATGGCTATTCATTTATCCAGTTTGCAAAAGTTCATGCAAACGATCCATTTCACAGAATTCTTCCGTATGGCAAGGCCTCAGGCCAAGACACGAAAGAAGATGCGTATAGTGCGATCCCAGCTATAAGAGAAGCGGCAATGATACTGGCGGTTGATATTTTTCAAGCCAGACAAGTCAGCCAAACTGGGGGCGTAGGCATGGATGGGATATCTGCTAGTCCTTATCGCATGGGTTACCAGATGATAAATAGGATCCGAGGTCTCATCCAGCCTTACGCTGCACCAGCATCTTTGGTAGGCTAATGGCCGCAATAACTACACTCCGTGGCACACTTGCAACAGATTTAACTAACGCAGGTGTTTGGTCAGTATTTGCTTATCCGCCAAGTACTCTGCTCGCAAACAGCGTCGTAATCACCCCTGGCGATCCTTACATAATTCCAACAAACAACGATCACATTACATTAGCACCACTGGCTAATTTCCGTATTTTAATGGCAGTACCAGCCTTAGATAATCAAGGCAACCTAAAAGGCATGGAAGATTTTATAGTAGCAGTAGTAACTAAATTAGCAGCATCATCATTGGTGCTTAACATATCAAGTGTCTCCGCTCCAGCTATAACAAGTGCGGCAAGTGGAGATTTATTAACGTCAGAAATAACAGTATCCATACTAACGAGCTGGAGTTAAAATGAGCAGAGAAGACGATTTAGCCTTCTTAGTCAAGACAGGCCAAATAAAGGAAGAACCAAAAGGCAAAGCAGCAACCAACAAGAATGACGAGGAGTAACAATGGCAATATACTTAAATAATAACGTCGGCGTTAAGTTGGCTACCAACGCAGCGCCTACAACACCATCTATTGACATCAGCGCATACGTATCAAGCGCAGTAATTAACAAGGTGGTAGATGAGTTAGAAATTACAGCCATGGGAGATGCATCCCACAAGTACGTGGCTGGACTAGAAAACTCAACATTTACTATTGACTTCAACAATGACTGGGCATCAAGCCAAGTTATGCAAACACTAAACGATGCATTCGGTAAGACCCTATCAGTGTCAGTTATTACTGTTAAAGGTACTGCCGTATCAGCTGCTAACCCAACCTACCAATTCTCAATATTGGTAAACAACCTAACACCACTAGGTCAGGGTGGCGTGGCTGAAATTGCAACTTCTTCAATGACATTTACAGTAAACTCCGTGGTAACAGTATCGCCATCAGTGGCGTTCTAACTAAGGAGTAATAATGGCAAAGCTAAAGATAACAAGGGCTAATGGTGATGTATCTGAGCACAAGATAACACCAGGTGTCGAGTACGCTTTCGAATTGAAGTACGGCGCTGGAATTTCTAAAGTCCTACGTGAGCACGAAAGGCAGACCGAAATATTTTGGTTAGCTTATGAATGCTTGCGTAGGTCTGGCGCACAAATACCTTTATGGGGTACTGAGTTTATTGATACTTTAGAAACTGTAGAGGTTTTAGACGAAGAAAAAAAATAGTACGGCGTGATTCTTTAGTTTATAGCATCGCTGCATTAAGCGTTGAAACTGGGATAGCGCCAAGTGAGTTTATTAATATGGACTCAGAAATGATCAATGCAATAGTGCAGGTTTTGAACGATAAAGCCAGGAAGGTCAGAGATGCCAGTAGAGGTCGTAGGCGTTAAAGACGTTATCAATGGCTTAACGTTTATTGATAAAGATATGTACAGGCGTGTTAAAGCTGCCGTAGAACCTGTCATGAAAGGCGTGGAAGCCAAAGCTAAAGGTTTTGTAGCAAGTAATTCCGATGTATTGTCTGGCTGGACTAAACCAATCCAATCAACTGTAGATTATCGACCATTCCCTAAATATGATGCTGATACTGTCCGTGGTGGTATTGGATTCAAAGAAGGACAAAACCGCAGGTTTAGCAGTGGTTACCAGGTAGAAAGTTATGTTTACAATATCAGCGCAGCTGGTCGTATCTATGAGACTGCAGGTAGATTAAACCCACAAGGCCGAGCACCATTTACTTCAATTAATGAAGGTGGTAGCACAATGGCCTATAAGCAATCTGGTAGCGCTAAAAGCAGAAGCCGTGCAAGATCAGCCTATAACTCTAATAATCCTTTTGCTGGTTATCAGTTTGTTACTGATCTACCTACACTTACATCACAGCCTAGAGTTAAAGGCGCTAGAAGTGGTGGTCGTAAAACTAAAGGACGTTTAATTTACAAAGCATGGGCGCAAGATAGTGGCGACATTTATGGCGTGATAGTTAAGGCTATTAATGCCACAGCTACACATTTTAACAAGACTACAGAAAAGAAGGTCGCATAGTGGCCAATATAGTCGTCTCCGCACTCAGTACCTTTAATAACAAAGGCCTCAAAAAAGGCAAAAAAGAAATTAGCATATTTGAAAAACAATTAAAATCTTTTCAAAGAACTTTTCTAGCAGCATTTTCAGTAACAGCATTAACTAGATTTAGTAAAGAAGCAGTAAAGGCGTTTGTAGCCGATGAGAAGGCAGCCAAGTCTTTAGAGACACAGTTAAAAAATACTGGCTTCCAATTTAGTGCACCAGGCGTAGAGTTATATATAGCCAATTTACAAAAAGCTACAGGCGTATTAGATGATGAATTACGCCCAGCATTCCAGCAATTACTGACAGTAACTGGCTCAATTACAACAAGCCAAGAAGCATTAAATACAGCTATGAACGTGTCAGCTGCTACAGGTAAATCTTTATCGCAAGTAACACAAGCCTTATCACGTGCTTATGCTGGAAATACTACAGGTCTAAGCAGATTAGGTGCTGGTTTAGATAAAGCCTTATTAAAGGCTGGCGACATGGATGCAATTATGGCCGAACTTAATAACAAGTTTGCAGGCCAAGCACAAGCCAGATTAACTACTTACGCTGGACAAATGGATTTATTAAGAGTTGCAAGTGCAAACGCTAAAGAAGAAATCGGTAAAGGTTTATTAAACGCATTACAAGCCATTGGTAGTGATAATAGTATCGATGAAGTTACTAGAAAGATGGAAAACCTGGGTAAGTCCACAGGTAAAACTATTGAAGGTTTAGGCGTATTAATTGGCGAGATTAAATCGATACCTGGCGCTAAAACTTTAGGCGACATCGTATTCGGCACAAATATATTTAACATGCTTAATAAGTTGGCTCAGGAAAATAATAAAGGTAGATTCCCTACAGGTAGAGCAGCAGATACACCAGCCGAAGGTCGTATCTTAGCCCAGCAAAGAAGACAAGAAACTAGAAATCTAAAAGAAACCAATAGGTTACGCACACAAGAAATTACTAAGTTAAAAGAAAAAACTGCCGTAGATAAATTAAAAGACCAGTTTGATATTGAACGTATTGGCCTAACTAAAGCGCTTAATGAGGCTACCGATGCTGAAACTAAATTGCGCATACAAGGTCAAATAGCCATATTAGATAATAACGAGGCATTGGCTAAAAAGGTATTAGCAGAATTAGCAGCAGCCGAAGCAGCCAAGAAGTTAGCGGCTACTTACGACCAGGCATTAGAATCAGTAAAATTAATGAATGCTCGTATAGCAGCATTTTTAACCGAGATGGCTACTAAAGGTTATTCAGTGCCAGGTGCTACTAAGGCTGGTGGCGCAGTAACTTATGACACGGCGTTAGCAGTAGTTAGATCAACTAATAACAGAATAGAAAACTTTTTAGATCAATTTAGTTCACCAATGACAAGTGCACCATCATTTAATGAAATGCCACCAATAAGCGACTTTGATGCAGCTGGTAGATATGTTGGTACTCCGTTTGGTCAAGCAGGTGGTAATACCTTAAACATAACTGTAGATGTAGCACAATCTGGTGATAAGTTTGCAGCATTAATAGCCGAAAGTATTCAGGTAGCCACTAAGTCTGGTATTTCTTATGGGGTAGCAGGTGGCTTGTAATGGCAGTACCTGTAGTAAATGCAATAATTAACTTTAGCACTGGGCCAAGTTTTGCTCAGGCATTTATAATTGGATCAGGCATATTAGGCACAAACGTATTAGCTGATTCTGCAGCTGTAATTGTTGATGTATCTAACCAGGTAAATCGTATTGAAACTAAACGTGGCCGTAATGCTTTAATTGATGAATTTCAAACTGGCACACTTGCTTTGCGTATAGTAGATCAAAATGGTGATTTTAATCCTGAGAACCCTGCAAGTCCGTATTATACCTATTTGACTCCTATGAAGAAAGTGCAGATAACAGCTACCTATGGTTCTACAACTTATCCTATATTCTCTGGGTTTATTACAAGCTACGTTACTACTTATCCTCGTGAAGCAGAAGATGTAACCTATACAACCATAACTGCCGTTGATGCTTTTAGATTAGCCCAGAACGCCCAAATAAGCATAGTTAGTGGTGCAAGCGCTGGTCAATTATCAGGTACAAGAATTAATGAGATATTAGATGAGATTTCATGGCCAGCAACAATGCGTGATGTTGATGCAGGTTTAACTACATTACAGGCAGACCCAGGAACTAACCGAACTGCTTTAGCTGCATTAACTACAGTGGCTAATAGCGAGTATGGCGCATTATATGTAAATGCTAATGGTGAGTTCGTATTCCAGGATAGAACTGTAACAGTAGGCTCTATTGCTGGCACACCAACAATCTTTGCAGATGATGGCTCAGGTATTAATTATAACGATGTGGCCTGGATATTAAACGATGTGCTTATTTTTAATAAAGCCACCATAACTAGATTAGGCGGCAGTGCTCAGGTAGCCATAAACCAGGCAAGTATAGACAAATATTTTCTACATTCTTATTTCTTAAATGACTTATTGATGGAAACCGATGCCGTAGCCCTAGATTATGCTAAAGCTTATGTAGCATCTAGAGCTGAGACTACTATCCGATGCGATGCCATAGTACTGGATTTATACACGCCTAACTACAATTCAGGCATTATTGCAGCTTTAGACCTAGATTTTTTTGATCCGATTACAGTCAAGACCACCCAACCAGGTGGGTCAGTCCTAGAGAAAACCCTGCAGATTTTTGGCGTATCCATGGCAATTACGCCGAATAGTTGGAAAACCACGTTCACAACGCTAGAACCTATCATCGATGGGTTTATAATAGGCAACGTGAACTATGGCGTACTAGGTCAAAACGTTCTATCTTATTAAGGAGTAATAATGGCAACAGGATTTCCAGCAAGCACAGGTGATGTACTTAGTGCTGCTATGTTTAATGGTTTAACTTCATTTACTGTAGGTACTGCACAAACCGCAGATTACACACCAGTACTTAATGAACAATATCAAGCATTAATTTTGATGAATAAAGCAAGTGCCGTAAACTTCACAATTCCGACAAATGCCTCAGTTGCATATCCTGTTGGCACAGCTTTAACAGTGTTAAATATTGGTGCAGGTACTTGTACCATTAAGGCAGTTACCTCTGGAACTACAACAGTTTTAAGTGCAGGATCAACCGCTGCTCAACCAACTTTGGCACAATACAAATCAGCCGTATGTATTAAAACTGCTACAGATACTTGGTATGTTGTAGGAGCTGTTGGTTAAATGTTAAATATTATTGCTGGACTTCATCAAGTTGTAACCCCACCAATATTAACTGTTGATTCTTTAGTAGTCGCTGGCGGTGGTGGTGGTGGTTCATCAGGTGGTTCTTCTATTGCTGCAGGTGGTGGCGGTGCTGGCGGTTATAGATATATAACAAGTTCTATTTTGTCTGTATCAACAAATTATACTGTTACAGTTGGTGCTGGTGGTACTGGTGCTATCGCTGCTACAAATGTGTTACCTACTAATGGTAATAATTCTGTTTTTAATACAACTACTTCAAGTGGTGGTGGTTATGGTGGAAGCCGAGATATAACACCAAATACACCAAATGGCGCAAGCGGTGGTTCTGGCGGCGGTGGTATGGGTGGCGCAAGCGGTGTTGTTACAGAAGGTTCAGGTGGTGCAGGAAATTCAGGTTCTTATTCTCCAGTAGAAGGTTTTGCTGGTGGAAATGGTAGCCCTACAACTAGAGCTGGTGGTGGTGGCGGTGGAGCTTCTGAGGCAGGTAATACAGATGCACATTCAGAAGGTGGAGATGGTACAGCTAATAACATTACTGGCAGTTCTGTAACTTATGCAGGTGGTGGCGGTGGTGGTATTGGTAGTGCTGGTGGCACTGGAATAGGTGGTGCAGGTGGCGGTGGTGCAGGTGGCTCTTATGGTTCTAATAATGCTGGTGCAGGAACTGTTAATACTGGCGGTGGCGGTGGTGGTGCTGGTGGAAGCACAGTTAATAATGGCGCAAATGGTGGCTCTGGTATTGTAATTCTAAAATACCCAAGTGGATTTACAATTTCAAACCCTGGTGGTGGATTAACATTATCTACCTCAACAAGTGGATCAGATAAAATTACAAGTATTACTGCAGGCACTGGAAATGTGAGTTGGTCATAATGGCACATTACGCATTTTTAGATCAAAACAATATTGTTACCGAAGTTATAGTAGGTATTGATGAAGAAGAAACTATAGAAGGTTTAGACCCAGAAATTTGGTATGGAAATTTCAGAGGTCAAACTTGTAAACGTACAAGTTATAATAGAAAAATTAGAGGCAATTATGCTGGTATAGGTTTTAGTTATTTACCAGTAGAAGATATTTTTATGCCACCGAAATGTCATTCAGAAGCTTTATTAAATGTTGAGTTAGCTAAATGGGATTGTATTAATAATGAACATGAGATAGTTAATGACATTTAAGCCGTGGTTATGTGCAGCTGGAGTGCAGTTAAGAGATCAAATTGATACCTGGTATCCAGATCGCAGGACTACCAGTGATGGGTGGATTGGTGATGCTCGTCATTCCGCCACCAGATCGGATCATAATCCAGACAAATCTGGGGTCGTCCGAGCCATTGATATTGATTCTCGCTTGGATTCATCCGAGCAACTCTCGATATATCTGGCTGACCAGATCAGGGTATGTGCAAAAACCGATAAGCGTATATCTTACGTAATACATAATGGCTTTATTGCATCAAAAAGATTCGGATTCAAGTGGCGTAGATATCGTGGCATAAATCCACATAAGCGGCACATCCATATTAGCTTTACTAAAGCAGGAGACAAAGACAGCAAACCATTCGATATACCACTACTAGGGGGAAAAATATGAAGTTATCAAACAAACACAAGGCAGCAATTAAGTCATATTTAAGAGCTGTAGCAGCTAGCGGTATTACTGTGGCACTAGCCATTGTTGCCGATATCCACCCTGCTTATGCAACACTTCTAGGTGCGATAGTTGCACCAATAGTAAAGGCTGTAGATCCTACTTCTGGTAAAGAAGCAGACTATGGTGTTAATGCGAAATGACACCGAACGAGTGGGTTGCCTTTGGCGTAGGCGTATGCTCTATCGCAGGAGCTTTATTAGTGGCTCTACGATGGGTTATTAAAAGTTTTCTTAGTGAGTTAAAACCTAACGGCGGCAGCTCTATGAAAGATCAACTAAATAGACTTGAACAGCGTGTTGATGATCTGTTTACTATCCTAAGTAAGCGATAATTTTAATATGGCAACTACACGTAAACGCAAGAAGATTAATAGGCGCAGGGTGCGTAAAACACCAGAGCCATTAACTAAACTTGAGGTTTTCTATATTGCTAAACATACGATGTTTACTGCTGCTCGCAAGGCTGGATTTTCTGAATCCGTAGCCCTGTACCTTATGGATAATCCTGACTCTATGCCTGACTGGATCGTAGGCGATAAGGGCATTATCCCAACTATCCCTACTCCAGAAGAGGATGACGATTAAGCGCATAGCGTTTGTGTCTGACCTGCAAGTACCTTTTTTTAATGAGAAGTCTGTAAAATCTGTTGGCCGTTTTTTGGCTAAATGGAATCCGCATAGAACCATATGCATTGGTGATGAAATTGATTTACCACAGCTAGGCGGTTTTAATGCTGGCACTATCGATGAGATGGTGGGCAATATAAATGACGATAGAAAACAAACACAAGAAGTTTTAACTTACCTGGGTGTAACCGATGTACTAGGTAGTAACCATGGAATAAGACTTTATCGATCTATCAAAAAGAGATTGCCTAGCTTCTTAAATCTGCCAGAGATGCAGTATGAACGATTCATGGGTTATGACAAATTAGGCATTAAATTTAGTCCATATGGTATTGACTGGGCGCCAGGCTGGACAGCCGTCCATGGCGACGCCTTTCCGCTTAGTCAGGTACCTGGACAAACGGCCTTAAATGGGGCTAGGAGACTAGGAAAATCAGTGGTGTGTGGTCATACCCATAGACTAGGGGTTTCGGCCTTTACAGAGGCTTCTAGGGGCCAATTAGGGCGTACTGTGTGGGGCGTTGAGGTTGGCAATTTAGTAGATTTGAGTAGTTCAGGCATGGCATACACTAGGGGCTATGCTAACTGGCAACAAGGCTTTGCCGTCGCATACGTGCATGAGCGTAAAGTCCAGGTAATAACTGTGCCTATTAATGCCGATGGCAGCTTCATATTTGAGGGCAAACTCTACAAATAACGTTATCAAATCGTTATCAAAAATAGCCCATAAATACTCCACAAAGTCGTACACATGATGGACACTAATCCTGTGCACAAAGCGTGCATAGAATAGAGGGCTACATGAGTTTCGAAAATGCAGTTTATTTATGTATAGGGATTATTACCCTTTACTGGTTTGTGGCTTTGAAGGTTGAAGATCGCAAGCAAACGCATTACTGGCGAGGCCGTAAAGATGGCTGGGATATGCACAGAAGAATGACACAAAACAAAGCAGACCAGGTGTTTAACTATGACGACTACAAGTGAGCAACTGTTTGACCACGTTACAGAGACCATCCACCAAAGAGGTGCAAAGTACGGCCATCCGTATCCGCAGCATAAAAGGATTGCAGAACTGTGGAGTGCCTATCTTGGCTATCCAATTACAGCTAACCAGGTCGCTATGTGTATGGCGATGGTCAAAATCAGTAGAAGCGTGGAATCTCCACAGTATCAAGACAACTACGCAGATGCGTTGGGTTATATTGCAATATCCAAAACATGTCAGGATGCGATGACCGATAGCGCATTAGATTGGCAGGAATAATGGCTTTTGATTTAAGTCAATATGAAACAGTAGATGAACGTTTACATAAGTGGTGGAAGGATTATCCAGATGGAAGAATCGAAACAGAATTACTTGAAGCTAGTGCAAACAGATTCATCGTTATCGCTAGAATCTTTAAGACAGAAGCCGATCTCAAAGCGTGTGCTTCGGGGATTGCGTTGGAGACTATTAGTGATAGGGGTGTTAACGCAAATTTCGCTCTACCTAATGCGGAAACAAGTGCGATTGGTCGGGCGCTTGCAAACGCAGGTTTCTCAGCTAAAGGTAAACGACCAAGCCGAGAAGAAATGGCATCGGTAAATGAAAAAGAAAACAAAGTCATATATGGTCGGCCAGGCTCTAGGTCAGCTGCGGTTGAATCTGCGTTACGTCAGGCTTTCTCGTCGGATGAAGCCAAAGCCAAAGATCCTACGCCTGTATCGTGGAGTGTTGGTGATGTCGTTGATGTCGCTAGCAGCGGAGAACCAAACCCGCCGCCAGAGTGCGAGCACGGACACATCCTTAAAACAGGACTAACTAAGACAACCAACAAGCCGTATTACGGATATGTCTGTAAAGAAGGCGTTAAAGAGCATGCACGCTGGGCTAAAGTAACAAGTGCTGGCGGCTGGTACTTTCCAGAGGATAAGGAGTAATCGTGGGCTATATTGCTTTTATAAACGGCCGTGGAGTTCAGGTCGTTATGGATGATAATGGTGTGCATTTAGAAGAATCTGTCATAAAATGTGAAGTTTGCGATGATGACCGAGTATTTAAGGATGGCACATGCTTTAGATGTCATGAGTTGATTAATCGTGACTAAATTTAAATGTAATGGGTGTAGTCGTAACACTGAGTTCTTATGGCTTGACCAGGCAGATATGCCAGATGGGTTCAAGATGTATCAGTGCATGGACTGTGGCTGTGTTGGTGTCAAGAACATAGCTGAGCAGAAGGATGCACCCAAAGACAGCAAGGTTAGCAGATGTAATAGCTGTGGGGCTTGGCAGTTTGACACACTGCCTTGCCACACTTGCCTATTGATTGGAGAATATGATGCCAACGTATGAATATAGCTGTAATGAGTGTGGTACTTATGGAAGTGTGCATAGGACATATAAAGAGGATGACGGCGGGATGCTTTGCCCTAAGTGTGGGCTAGATATGGCACGTATGTATTCAGCACCTGGCATAATCTTAAAGGGTACTGGATGGGGCTCTAAACCATGAGTGAGGCTGGATATGATTGTACTTGGATTGATCAGTATGAAATACATTGGAGTTGTAAATTTGTTATTGTGAGGTAAATCACTGTCCACATAGTGAGATTATATGGCTATTATGTTTGAAAGGATTAGGTGATCTATGGTAGGCTCAAAACAGCATTCGCTCTTAAAGCGAAAGGCTGAGCCGCCCAGAGGCTGGCTCGGAAGGTGCTGGCTATTTGGGTCGGCTCTATGCGTTTTACTTGCATCGCTTTTATTAGTAGATGAATCTTATGCAGTACCAAGAGCTACACACTACAAACAATATGCATTTATTAAACTACATCATTCATTCACAGAGTTTTATTGCTTAGATGAGTTATATCATCATGAGAGTAGGTGGAATCCAAGCGCTCGCAACGGCTCACACTACGGCATACCACAAGGCAGGTCTAAGTACTTGGCTAAGGTAGATGGCTTTAAGCAAGTAGACTGGGGTATCAAATACAATCTAAATAGATATGGTTCTATGTGTAAAGCATTAAATCATTTCAAGACTAAAGGATGGCATTGA